AAGGAGTTATCTCACCAGCATGACAGTCACGCCAGTTTTGGCCGAGGTATTCGTTTTTAGCTTGTGCTTGGGACGCAAAAGCTCCGATAAATAAAATAGCAATAAGGGAAATTATAAAGTAACGCATCCATCTAATCAGCTTGTTTCTTTTTTCTCTTACNNNNCTTCTTGCCCTTAANATTTTTAAAGTTCGATATCTCATTTTGTATTACCTCAATTTTCATTTTAATCACAACCATGTCTTGTGATAAGGAAAATGATCTTTGTAGTGACCATCCTCCGAGCGCTAATACAATAGCGAGTAAAGCAGTTATTAATTTATCATTCATTTACAATTTGTTTCTGTTCCGGAATCTTGACCGTATATTCGTAAGTCAATTGCTCTGCGTTGTCTTGCTCGTTGTTCTGCTGACAACACTCTCCGTCGTCTTCTCTTTTTTTTGAGTGCATACCACAACATTTTCTTGGATCTATTGACACGCTTCACACTCTTCATGTTCACAATTCATACAGTTGCAAACTCCATACATATCGCCATGTTCTTTTACAGAACAGTGACATTCACAATTACAATTTTTACACTTCGTCGGGTTCATGTTTTTTTTCTATATCGTAGAAGTAGTTATCACTATCTTCTGTTTTCCATTTACTGGTATCTTCAACATTCCATTCGGAAGTTTGTACCTTCCAATCTTTAGGAATTTCATCCCTCACCGTGAAAGATGGAATACTCCAGATTAATCTATTGTTTGGCTGAGCCGCATAGTTGCCATCATCCAAGGCTAATATGTGGGCGCATTTATGCTCCGCGGGAATTTCTGAATGATCCGTGTCGACTATATTACTCTCTGGGTGAGCCCAGTCAACTGTGAAAAGATAGGATCCGCTATGCCAGATCTTATCTTTATCTATATATTTCCCTGATTGGCCGTCTAAGATATCGTAATTAGTAATAGCAGGATAATAACTAAAGCAATTCCAAAGCTCCAGCTGGTCCAGCCTAGTCCTAGGAACTTCTTCTGGCTTAAATCCTCTTTGTATGAAAGCACTAATCGGTAAACGATAGAAGATAGCACCATTTTCCATAATTGCGTGAAAGAGTATAGGGCGCCCTGTAATCGATGCCACCCCAAATAATAAGCAGTCTTCCACTTCTCCATGGTGTTCTTTAAGATCATAGAGATATTCTCTCCGGATCTGTGCATAGATCACAGGAATGTTCGCGTTTAAATAAGCCATTTAACATAAATTCCTATAGTGCTGCGATTATTAAAATAACAACAACCACTCCGGCACCGATACAAACTTTTCGATGGTCTTTCCAGATTTGCTTAATTGTTTCCATAGTTCCTCCTATTTTATGTCTCCCCAGTTTTTACCGGAGGCGTAGTCTACCTTATTTGGTATCCTAAGTCTAATTGCATTTTCCATAATTTCTTTAACTTTAGAAGCTACTTCCTTATTAGGAATAGACACACATAATTCATCATGGATTTGAATATGTGGTAAGATGCCTTTGTTATAAAGGTTGACCATAGCTTGCTTCGTCATATCAGCTGCGCTCCCTTGAATCAATCTATTTAATGCTCGATATGTAAAAGCTAAACGATAATGTTTATTAAAATTAGTATAATCCATATCTTCAGGATATTTTTCATGATATTTTACTTTAGCTTGTTCTTTAGTTAAAACAGGAACGGGTTCATACTTATAAGAAGTAACAGTTTGCCNCTCTTCTTTNTCTTCATTATATTTTTTTTCGGTTATTTTTATTTCAATTTCAAATCTCCCTAATTCTGCATTCCATTGTTTATCATAAGGTTCCCATCTATCAAACCTACAAAATCTATCTCCTAAGGTATAAATTAATTCATGCTCTTCAGCAAAATCAATCAGTCCATTTGATAACCCTTTAATAAAAGGAACTTTCGAATGATATTCATAAAATAAATCTCTTGCTTGTTGTGGAGTTAGTTCTAATTCTTTTTGTAGTTTCATTTTTCCCATTCCATAAAATAATCCCAAGTTAATTGTTTTTGCTTGGGACCTAGGGATTTTAGCCATGTTTGCTACAATTCCATGGAAATCAGTTTTAGGGTTTTTACTATAAGCTTCTGCTAAAGATTCAGTGCCTGGTAATTCCCACTTCAAGGCATAATTCACCACTATACGTGGCTCTTGTTGAGAATAGTCAAAAGATCCCCACGTACAACCTTCTTCGGGGATAAATATTTCTCTGATTCTTTTTCCAATTTCACCTTTAGCTGGAACTTGTTGAAGATTGGGATTACTCATGGAGAATCTCCCTGTTACAGTTCCACCCTGATCAGATCTAATTTGATTTATATCTGCATGAATACGTCCGTTGTGTACAAAACTTAAAAGACCATCTACAAAAGCATTTTTTGCTTTATCACATTCTCTCGCTCGAGCAATCATCCTTAAATATTTATTTTTATGTGTTCTTAAATATTGTTTTGGAAGTTGAGGCATTCCTGATTTAGGAGTTGTTTTGTAGTCTTTTATTTTCTGTTGGTCNAAAAGTTTTTTGATAGACGCGGAAGCCCATATCTCTATCTTGATTCCAGTTTCTTTGTGGATATCTTTTATGAGCTGTTCCCGCTCTGTTTCTAATTCGTTTCCAAATTGTTTTGCTTTTTCAACGTCTACGCGAACACCTTTAAATTTCATATCCACAAGACAAGGGAATAATGCTGTCTCTAATTTAAATATTTTTTCGAGATTTTTCTTTTCTCCCTCCGGATTAACAAAGAGAGTCTCTTTTAATTTTGGTTCAAATATATTCCACAGTTTTAAAGTTAACCTAACATCTTGCTCAGCATAGTCTTTTACCAAACTGTAAGGGAGCTTGTGCATGTTATTAAGAGGATCTTTAATGCCATATTCCTTCAGGGACTTATCTTGAAGATCGTATTTATATTTAGATTCAGTTAGGTAATCTTTACTTATTGAATCTAACGTGTATCTCATTCTATTTTCATCAACCACAGAGGCGGCAATCATGGTATCTAGCAATTCTCCTTTAGGCATTAAGCCGCTTTCAGCCCTAATCCAACATACGTCGTACATTGCATTATGAAATACTTTTTTAATATTTGGATTTTGAAATAATTTTTGGTTTAGAGTTTTCCATACATAATTAGGACTTAAATTTCCGCTCATGGCGTGTCGAATGGGAAAATATAAAGCTTGTTTACCTGTACATACACCTATACCACACACATAACCAACACCTCGTACAGCTCCTGATCCTTTGGTTTTTAAATCTGGATCATAGGTTTCTAAGACAACTGCAACAATCTCAATTCCTTTTAAATCTAAATCTTCTATTTCAGGTGCGGTGCACATTATTCTTTTTTCCTTCCTAACACTCCCCAATAATTTGGTTTATCTAATGGCCCTTTTTTTTCTTCTTGCATTGGTTTTAAAGTAAAGCCCTTTGGAAGAGGTTTCGTTTCTGNTGTGTCTGGATAATCTCTTTCAATAATCATATCTATGTAATGCTTTGCTTTTTTTAAATCTTCCTTCTTTCCTTTGTGTTTATGCCGACAAATATATTTTATAGCATTCCCTTCCGCGAACGGCAAATTATTTTTGTTAGCAAATTCACTAGGCTGAATTTTCATTCTAAGATAGTGATCGCCACCTATCTGCTTATCATATGGTCCCATAGTTACCTAATTCCTTTCCTGTTTCTGATCTTAATACCCATGCATCGTAGATTCCTCTACTGAACATAGTATGTTTTAATCTTAACTCAACAAATAGAGGTTCACGTTTATTTCTAAATAAACTAAGATCCCCTACTACATTGTCAAATGTAGTTCCTTTTATTTTATGAATGCTTCCATACTTAACTCTAATTTTTCCATCAAAATCAAATCCGTTTTTTAGAACCCTTCTAATGTAAAACATTCGTTTATCATGTTGTTTGACGTCATGGCCCTTTGCGCGTTTTCTTAATAAATCAAAATATTTAATTTCTTTTACTTTAGCTTTTAAAAGGTCTTCCTGAATTAAATAATCAATAGTATAATCTTGATTAACCCAACCTTCAAATTTAAAAACTCCTTTTCCATATACAATAGCTTTGCTTCCTAAGTACTCCCAAAAATGTTTTATTTGTTTTAAACTTTTAGGAGACCCTTCAGTAAAACTAGCCCATTCATCATGAGCTTTTAATTCTTTTAAAGAAACATGAGCTGAGCTAGTTATATGAGCATACTCTATTCCATAATTCTCAAAAAATTGTTTAATTCTTTTGTCACTAGGTTTGCCTCTATAAGCAAA